TCCTCACCATCTGTTTTCAGTAGGCCGTTCATATATTTATTCAGCTTGGCCTCAATCCACTGGATCGCCAACTGCCCTGACAAGGTGATAGCCAAGGCAATGCGAAGGTCGAAGAACCTGAAATACGGAGTACCAGAGGCACCGTACAGGCTGTTCAGAGATACCTTCTTGGCAAGTTGCAAGTTCTTGTATCGAGACACGCGGTTCTCGATTTCTTCACGCTTGACTGGATCAGATTCCAACTCAAGTTCCTTTTGTGCTTTGATCATTTCCTTTTTGTAGCGTTGACGGTCATCAAACATGGTTCGAGTAATCGCTGGCATGAATCCTTCGGAGTCAGTGCGGAAAAACTGTCCGTTGGGTGTCATGGTCACACCATTTTTCTTGAGGATCGCAGTATCAATCTCACTTCGCAGGAAGGATTCGACAGATGCTTTATCAGCAATCTGGCGCATTTCGCTTGTGTATTCGTGCGGCTGCACCAATGTCTCTGGCGAAATATTGTACTGGAGGTACAGTGATGGATACAGTGAAGTCAAGTCGAATGATCCTAGCCATCCATGCAAGCCAATCAGCGGGTCCTTGACATAGGCACCGTCGAATGACTTGTCCTTGGAGTGTTGGGTGGAAGGAGGCATGACGATGCCCTTCTTCATGAGGTAGCAATGAATGATCTGCTCCCACATGCGAGTCTGCATAAACACGTCATCATACACGGTCTTGGAGTCATATGCCAAGGTCAGTGCCAGTTCGATTAGTTTCAACTTGCCTTCAAGCTTGTCGATCAGTTCAGTATCACGGATGTTGTACTCCATGAATAGCTGGAAGTTCTTCTTATACAGAGAGAACAGGTCACCATATTCGTCATAGGACAGCTTACGCTCTTTCAGCTCCACGTGGCAGATGTTGTCAAGCTTGTAGGACTCCTGAGACTTGCCCTCTGGAGCGAACTTGACATACAGGTCCATGTAGTCGAGGATCGAAATGCCGACAAGCTTATATGCTTGCAGCACACGACCAACGCCCATATGCACCTTACGTTCAGTGATCACCCCCCATGGCGAAAGCTTCTTGGCAAAATCTTCGCCCAGAACTCGGGTGATGCGATTAACAAGGTACGGAATGTCGAATAGCTTGACGTTCCATCCAGTGATGATATCTGGATAGTCGGCAGTCCATACATCAAGGAACTTTCTGATCAAATCGATTTCATCAACGCATCGATGATATGTAATGTCGGTGCGTGTTGTCGTGAAATCGCCACAACCAAATGCAATGAACTTGCCATTGGAATACTTGATAGTGATGGCAGTGATTGCTTTGGCTGCATCCTCTGGCTCAGGGAAGCCGTCGTCTGACTCCACCTCGATATCGATATTGGCGACACGGATGTGACGGAGATTCCATCTCACGTCATCTTTGAAGTTGTCGAATAGGAAGGAGTATTCATACTTGCTGTTGCCATAGATTTGGAAGTTGGAAACGTCTTTGTACTTCTGCACAAAGTCACGGCAATCACGAATGTTGCCTGGAGTCACGGGAGCAACATATTCCCCATAGATCGTTCTGAACTTTGTCGGCTCTTTGGATGAAACGAACAGAGACGGAGAATAGTCGATTCTCCGCCTCACACGTTGTCCGTTTTCTACCCCTCTGTATAGAATACGTGCACCGTATATCTGTACGTCAGTATAGAAGGTCTCTGTCATTTGTTTCCTTACGGTAGGATCAATCCTGGTTTAGGAGTAATGATTTTGGAGAAGGTCGCGCGATACTGCTCTTTGAACTCCTTGATTGGTGTCATTATAGCAAGTACGTGCGATTTGTCAAGAGTAAATTCGGTATCGGTCGAGAATTCTTGCCATGGAGCGAATCCTACTGTTGGGTTGTTTGGATTGCCCTTCGAAGGAACTAGCATGAATCGAATAGGATTTCTAATCGTGACCTGATGATTTTCTGAGGAAGAAAAGCCTTTAACACGTTCAGCAATCAGTTCCTCTCCCGTGATCAGTCTGAATAGTTTAATATCTTCGTCTTGAAGCATTAGCGTACCTCCTGCATAATGAAGTCATACACGTCCGTTACAACCCACTTTTCAGGAGTGTACGTGACTTTCACACCGGCCTCATTGCCGTATGTGTAACTGTTCTCATAGTCGAAAACCTTGGCGAGTCTTTCCCAGCGACCATCAAATTCGCGCTGAACCAGTTGAGTCTCAAGGACTCCTCTCATGTGCTTTTTCATCCATATGCCTTTCTAATGGCTTCAATGACTTCGACGTAAGTCTCTCGGAGATACGTCCAAGTTCCGTTTGCATAATTGATTGTCGTGTTGCCCTTGTTTGTATTCGCCTCGGATGCATAGATGGCGTTCACGTTATCGAGGTTGATTGTTATCGCAGCATATTCGTCGGCGACGCCATATGCTGTAAACTCCATGAGCTTCATCGGTTCACTTCTCCATAGTCTTTACGCTTGAGGAGTTGTCCAGCGGGGTTTCTTGATTGGTCAAGATCAGCCACATTGAACACTCTAGTTCCTTCTCGGGCACACAACCATTGCTCGTCCCTGTATCTATCGGAAGCCACATTTCTGAGCCAGTGATTGGTGGAGTTTTTCTGTAGTTCGTGGAACCAGGTTACGGTTTTCGGATCAGGCAGGAGTTTGATGTGCGAAGTTGACGCCCACCAAAAATTGCCGCTGTAGTGAGGAAGAGGATCAAAGTTGAAATTGATACCAGCAACATCGCAGCTTTCCTTTTCGATTACTTCGACACACCTCTTCCAGTTTTCTATCACGCCCCAGTTGAGGTATTGTCTCCAATAGTAGTACCGCTTGACTGACTCCACGTCGATGGAGTTGTATTTGATTGTCCTGGTGATGCCCTTCTGGTGTATATAGCAGATCAGTTGAGGCTCTGGTGCCGCCATTGCATGATTGTATATCTTGCGCATGGTGAAGTTTTCGGAGACCAGCTTCGGACTGTCCAAGTTCGCCATCATTTCTTCATCCGTGAAGAATGGATTCTCCGGGAAGGTGATGTGGAACTTGGACTCTGGAACATACGATCTGACTGCATCCGTCAGGAGCTTCTTGGCTAGCGTGTTCTCTTGCCTGTTCAGAGCGATAAAATTGAAGGCATCGAACTCGTCCAGGAGCCCAGCGTCCTCGATACACTTCATCTGCTCGAAAAACATGTCCAGCCAAGGATCAACATCCCATCGAAGGTAGATGTGATAGTAGAGGCTCTTTCTCATATGTGCTTCCACGATTCTCTTTTGAGTATTCTATGTGCGTGAGTTTTTCCTATTTTGTATTTTTCGCAAAGAGCTTTCACAGACAGAGAGGACGCACGAATTTCTAACACTTCATTTTCTGATAACTTAGACATACCATGTTCTATTCCTCTATGTGCAACCTGATCTCCTTTGGCTTGTCTATTCTTCGTCATCATGTCTTTTTTGTTGTCCTCGTTAGATCCAAGAAACAAATGAGATGGATTACAGCAAGCTCTGTTGTCACATTTGTGCAATACGTGCGAGATTCCAGGATCACCATACGTGAATTTCCACGCCAATCTGTGAGTACGATATGGCTTTTTATCTATCATAAAATGCCCGTATCCTTTATGCATGATATGTTTCGTCCATGTCCAGCAATCGCCGTTTGGACCTTGTCCTTCCTGTTTGTTGACATAACTCCAAAATCTATCAATTACTGCCGTATCGATCATGTCACTATTCTCACTTCTGGAAAATACAAACAAAAATCATCCGAAGACTCAGATCGCATAACTTTTATTTTGCTTCTGATTTCATTGAACATATTCCATGCAAGCGGAACGAATACAAGCGAAGTCTTTGGGTCCTCAAGTGTCACTCTAGCTGATCCAACGATTTCAATGTTGGTACCAGGAGTAAACTTTCCCTGCTTAAGGAAGTTGTCGTCAACAATGTAGTCAAAGATGGTATCATCCAGTCCAGCGTAGTTCAGAAGCGTCATACCCTTGGCGGCTGCACCATAACCGATGACCTTCCGTCCATCTTTCTTGTACTCCATCAACGTGCTTTTGAGCTCCTGAGCGATGGCATTCGATCGGAGTGCGTACTCGGTATATTTGATGGGCGAGTACAGTCCACGTGTCTTCTCCATCTCCTCAATATTCGAGACGTTGTGCGGACGTGCCACCAACTTGTTCTTGGTCACGACAAAGATGTAGGAGTTGCCATGGAGTGGACACTTGATTGAATCCATGAGATACATACCAGCACGTTCGCAAAGCATTCGCATTGATCTAGTATTGAAGAATGACACATGCTCATGGTAGATCGTATCGAACTCACTATTCAGAATCATGTCAGCCTGCGAAGTCTGAATAAACAGAAGCGAGTCATGCGACATGAGATTCCGTGCCGCAGTCAGGAATGCCTTGGGATTGTAGTTGTGAGCAAACACATTCTGTGCAACCAGAATGTCATACACGCCTGGATGATCCTCCACAAACTTCATGTCAAAATAGGTTGGATAGACCATGTGCTTTTTGCCCGACATGGCATGGAGATTCAGCGCTGGATCCACACCAACAGTAACCATGCCCAGGTTCTTGAAGTGATTCAACTGCGAACCGTCATTGCATCCAATATCGAGAACGCGAGTTGGTTTCAGAGCCGACAGTGCTGTGAAATATTCATAGGTGTAGTTTGCGAACCACTTGAAATGCTCATTCATGGTTGCCGAAGTCCCTGACACATACATGTAGTTCTTGAACATTAGATCAGGATTCACGGCATGCGTTAGCTGCACATGATGGCATGTGGTGCATCGATTGATAGCAAGAGGAAAGCTCGGTTGGTTCTCACTCTTGAAGTCCTTGTAGGAGTTGGCAAGGGGCTGGGTTTTCAGGTCCAAGACTGAGACCAATGAATTCGAGCCACATGCAAGGCACTCGTCTAGTACAGCGATATCATTATTTTGGGAAAACACGCTTTAGCCTCCTCTTGCCGTTCTTTTCGAATACGACCATACTATCATAGAACACGACAGAAGTCAAGTCTTCACCGATTCGATTCCTACGCTCCTGCTCTGTGTCGAGCTCCTGGTGCCAATCTTTATGGAGAGTGTCTGCATAGGACTTGGCATATTCGATCCAGGTACCCTTGCGATGGAGGCCACCAC